TAGATCAATTCTAAACGCTAAATTTTGTCCTAAAAAAGCAATTAAATCTATCAGTGCAAGGTATTCACTTGATTCGATATAATCATTAAAATCCTCAGGATAGTTTTCCCTTAGATACGCAATCATAGTTCTGCGAAGATTGTCAAAATCATAACTTTTGAAATCTGCATTTCTATATGTTTGATAGATGCGCTTCCAATCTTCAGCTACTAATAATCTATTTTGTCTATCTGTTGATGACATGCATGTTTTTCCTCTATACTATATTTATACGAATAAGATAAGTGCGTAGTTAATTATGTATTTAAAAAGCCGGCATTTTCATCAAACTTCAAAGTCATGCTTTCTGAAATATTATATGGCAAATATGTAAGGCTAATTTCAATTTGAATGCCACTTTCGTATTGATCTATCGTAATTTGATCAACAGATACTCTAGGGTCGTAATTAACAATTTTTGTAACATTGTTCTTTATAGCATCTCGCATATTATCAGTCAAAGGTTCGAAAAGTGCGTCCCAAATGATTGTGCCAAATTCAGGATCACTTAGTTTTTCACCTTGTCTAATATGAAAATGATTAAGTAGGTCTTGTTTGATAAGTGCAAGATCGTACAAAACAGTTGAACTATTTTCAGGATTGACAGTGCTTATGCCACGATAAGCACGAGATCCAATAGAATTATCTCTATTACCTTTATTTGATCTTACTGTAACCTGCTTATATAGATTTTTTTCTAGACTGCTCATATCGTATTTATCTTACCTACTTTTCCTGAATGTATCTGGTGTTAGTGGTTGTCCTGTAGCAACAAAATTATTTCCAGTTTCATCTACTGTGTTTCCAGCAGCCGGATCGGCATCTGTTTTTTCAGCAGTATATTCAGTTGGTCCAAAATTTTCATGTCCAAACCAAGGTTCATGTTGTGGTGTTCTTGTCGGACTATATGCAGGTGTAGCTGGCGGACCGTTCATGTTAATACCAGATGGAGCAGTTTCTGTGTGAGTTTTTGCCATTATGTGAACACCTTCTACCGCTGTTATCCTTCCATCATTGCCTGCTTTTAAACAAATATTTCTGCCTGCACTCATTACAATATCTCTATCTGCTGTAATATTCAAATCATTAGATGTATGAATGCTTACACTATCTTGAGCATAAATGTCAATCTTTCCATTGCTGGTCATTTCAATCCAAGTAGAACCTTTTGCATTGCCAATATAGATAAGATCTTCTGTATTGCTTAATAAAATTTGATGGCCTGTTCTTGTTCTAAGTCTAATCTGTTCATTATGAGGAATAGTAGGATCACCTGAAAAATCGCCTGCTTCTGCATTTGCAAATTCTGGCGGTCCTGCGCTTGCAGCCGTTTTCCTTAATAGAGTCATGTCGCCGTCATCCATTACAAAACTAGATCCACCTAAACGGCTAAATGGAACGTTACTCTGTGCAAATTCTGGACCGTATCTAGCAGTAGGGCCACCGGGTCTGTTATCATAAGGTCCTGGTGTACTCCATCCAAACACACTGCTTGGTACTTCTCTTCTTGCGCTTGACGTAGTTGTGCCTCTAGTAGTGTCACCACTTAGGCCCTGCTGAGTGAGAATTGTATCAGCTAAACTATTAACAGGTTTTATGTATTTTGTTGGATCTCTTCCTTCGGCAGTTTCTAATTCTTTGTTAAATTCTCCAACAGGTTTTGCTTTAGACGGATCACTATTATTATATGTTGTACTTGCATTGCCCGGAACCATAAAATTCATATATTGATCTTGGACACAACCCAACCAATATCCAAACCCAAAGTTTTCTTCTAAACATAAAACAATAACCTTTGTACCTACATTAGGCGGTACAGCCCAAAAACCTGAACTTTGCTGAGACGATTGATAATCATCATTTTTCTTTACTCCTGCCCTAGGAGTTACATTGTAAAACGGAGACACATAATAACAAGGCAACTGATATCCAGAACCTTCTGCACTCGCTGGATTTCCGTTTTCTGTAATTTTTAAAATTTCTACTTCTATTCCTCCCATATATTCTGCATCAAGGTGGTTTATTATTCTTCCTAAGTAAGGACCACTACCTTCCATCCAGGATGGGCGTCTGGTTCTTTTAAGTTGATTGGTTGACATTTTATGTTACGCCTTCATTTAATTCTATATCAAATTCGCGCTCTTCTTGATTTTGATTCATTAAAAGGTTATCTTCTGTATTTCCAACATTTCCTGTATCGCTTCCGCCTGCACTTGTTCCGCCTGTGGTTGTTGTAGTTGTGTCTTCCACTGCTTCTTCTACTATCTGATTACCTGTACTTACCGGTAATGCGTTCGTATCTAGTCCGGGCTGGTTTCTTCTTCTTATTAAACTAAGCTGTTGCGTAAATGTTCCTCCACTAAAACTATTCATACAACTTATAACTTGATATAATCCACTGAATGCACCTACTGGTTTTGACCCGCTACCTGGAAATGTCATATAGCTTCCGTTTACTTGATAATCTAAGGGTGTTCTAAAATTTAATTCAATATCTACTTCAGAACTTTGATAATCCATTGTTCCGTCTGCTGTTATGTTTATGAAATTTGTCGGAGATGCTGTATAATTGCCCATACCACTATCGGTTATATAATACGGATCTCCCCAAATTGTAAGCTCAACACTAACTAAATCAACTGGAGAGTTTACAAGTGCATCATTAAAATTTCTTGCAATGGCAGTTTTACTATTAGATACTAGACCGCCGCCCGATTGTCCAGATCCAGGCCTTGGTGTTTCTACTGTGGTTGCATTTGCATTTACACCGCCTGTAGTATCTCCTGGTTTAGGTTTGTATTCTGGGTGTCCTGGAGAAGGACCAGGACTGTCTTCTTTTTGTTTCTTATTACCTGTTGTGTCTTTTCCACCAAATGGTGTAATTGCCTGGAAAAAAGCCGCATCAAATTCGATGTTAAAGTCCAAAATATCATCATTTTGACCTGTATAGATATAATCATAAGTTTTCGCTGCTTGTCTTTTTAAAGCAATAATACCAGGACTTGCTTGAGATGTAGAACTTACCCTACTTATATGTGCTAGATAAGGAACTACCCTATAAACATATATGTGAGGAAATTTACCAGTTTGATCCATTGTATCATGATCTGTGACATTGTATACATCTGCTTCAATTTTAAACCAAGGTATCATACCATTTTCATCTGGTTCTGCATCTACAATTTTTCTACCATATTCACTGAGCAAAACAATTTCTTCAATTATGTCCTGAAACTTTGTTCCAGTTTTAAATGTAAGTGTTCTACCATTATCACTAATCGTAATATTACCTCTAGTAAAAATACCAGTGCCTACTTGTACATTTTTATTAGGTGGTCCGCCTGCTAATCTTGTTTCTTCTACAAATGCCGGTCTGCCAAAGGGTTTTTTACCTCCATCTAAGAAAGAATCTACAAGTTTTGCTTGGCCAATTTCATTAATATTTTCAGGATTTTCTGCAAATTCTCTAATTGCTTCACCAATATTTGATCTATTTACAATTACTCCTAAGAGTTTAGATAGTTCTGTATCAAAATCTGCTGGAAGTGTAGAATTTTCAAGACCTGTAATACTTTCATATATTCTTAATTTTTCGTCCTCAGATAGCTCTCTTTCTTCTCCTTGTTCTTCAGTTGCACCAGCAGTATCTGCTGGTGAGCCTAGTAATGCTTCGTCAAGACTAGATCGATTTTTAGGAAATAAAATTACATATTCGTCAGGAGTAACTACTTGGTTGTCTTGTTTTCGCTTTTGTTCTCTAGTGTTTAAGTTTTCTGCTAAACTAGAACCTCCACTTTGCAAAAGGTCTGACACTGTAGTGCCTGTTAAGTTAACATCGGACTTTATACTTTGTACTTGATCATTCAGTGCCTGTTCGTGCCATGGTACAGCCGCTACATTATAAACACTGCCGCCTTCGTTAACTGAAAAATCTACATTTGAAAATTTTAAAGGAAAGATTCGACGCAGGTTAGGTTTTGAAATTGCGTTTCCGTTATCGTCCCATCCTTTAAATTCTACAGATAACACAAAAGGTGCTTCAAGATAATTTTTATGACCTGCTTTTGCTGCCGCTACTTGAATAGTTTGTAAAAACAATCCCATACTATAAGGTTCAGTAACTTTAAATTCTATATTTGTAGCATTTGATTGCTTTGTTGCTTGATTCAATCCTATTAAACTATCTATGTTAACATCATCTATGAAATATTCTAATCTTCCTTGGCTTTCATAGATTGTTGTTGCTTTACTATTTCCTAGGCCTCCGCCTGATTTAAGTATTGTAATCCATGGATCTCTACGTCTATATGTTAAATCTGGAAAATTTATTTCAAAGTTGGTTAGCACTCCTAGCGTAAACACGTAAGAGTAAGAAGCAAAATCTTTTAAATCATTACTTTTCTTTGCTCCGAATCCAAACAAACTAGAAATTGCTCCTAGTAAAGAACTAGGACTTGAAGTAATTTCTGCAGCCCTTGTAGCAACTTCTGTAACAGGATCTGCAACAGCTCCTGTAGCTTCAGATAAAGATCCATCTATCGAATCTCTAATAGCATCAACTGTAATTCTAGCACTGTTGACAATGTTTGAATCTTTTACATTGTTCTCAACGTAATCTTGTACTTGTCTTCCTGCTGCAACTGCTCGCTGTGCAAGATTTTGTGCTTGTAATGTCATTTATAATCCTAATATTTTTCTTAACTGCGGGCCTTTGGGGAGATATATTTCAACTCCTTCTTCAAAATCATAGATAGGATCTTTTATTGTATCCATGTTTCTTTGAGCAAATACCCACCATAAATCTTTATTGCCATATAAATCATATGCAAGTAAATCTGGTCTGTGTGTATATTGAACTTCAATAGTATATGCAATATCGTCACTTTGTTTTGGCACTGGTCTAATACTTAGAAAATCTAAATATTGATTATTTCTAGTTTTAGTATTATGCCAAGGACTACTAGCACTATATTTTGCCATTAAATAAATCCTCCGCCATTAGGACCAATATATCCTCCATTTACAAATCTATCTAAACTAAATGACTCGACAGCTCTTCTGCTGTAGATTGGTGCAACAGTTACCTGTATATTGCTTCTAGTTGGCACCCACGATGCTCCTTCACCTATATCACATTTGATATAATCTATATCTTGACCTAGTTCAACTGCAAAACTGTTCACTACCACAGGTACATTTTTAAAAACAAAGTCTCCGTAACCGTTTAATCTTACAACTGGTGGTGGAGAACCTGAGTTAGAAGTTTGGCCATAAGCCATTTTTGTTACTGAACGCAAATAATGTATTGCCGCTACCCAATAACGTGCTTCTAAAGCATTTTCAACATAAAAATCACCAACAATACTGAACTGTTCCACTCTTGAATTCTGATAGGCATAAAAAGGATAATTACTATGTATAGGTTGTATTTGATTATAACCTGCAGAGTGCGTTATATAAATTGTAGGAGTATACGGAAACACCAATCCGCTAGTCTCTGTCAAAGGACTCATTACAGGACTTGATGCAAAATTTTGAGGTAAACTTAGTTTGACACGCCAATCACCGCTTGAAGAGCTTGATGACCAATTACCGTCTTTAAGACTGACTTCTTTTGGTACAGCATCAGCAAACAAGCCAAATGCTCTAAGAGCTTTTCCAAATCCGGTGTCTTGCACAAAATCTTCAACCCTTTGTTTCGCAGTATTAACAAAATCACCGCCAGTCTTTAAAAATTCTGAACCTACTGTGTTAGCAACACTTTCAAAAGGGCTTTGTTGGTTCCTAGACTGGGAACGTAAATTTTGTGCTATTCTTGGATTAATCATATACTTCTCCTGTAAAGTATTTATTGACTTTTTTAACTACGTAGTTTATAATAAGATAAAATGTTTGGAGAATCAATGAAAAAAATCAATTATTTAAATAACAAAGACATACTTAGTGAAATACACAAGTCAAAAAGTAGTTTTTGCAGTTATGTTGACGATGACTACCATCAATTTGACATAATTTTACCTAGTGTTGAAAAGATTAACATTAGAACTATAGCAGAAGCAAAAAGAAATAAGGCGAAAAGGTTATCAGTTAAGGCATTTGATGAAGCAAAAGCATCTGGCAAAAGACTAAAGATGGCAGAATGCGAAGTCGACTATAGAAAAATCACAAAACAAGAATTAATATTCAGAATTATGACTTATGATCATGTACCTGATGAACCAGGACGTAAGAAAAATCCTAAAACTGTAGCAGATCATAAGGTAAGATTGAATTTTCCACCATTCCAACACTTTAAGTTCAATGAAAATGACGATTTAGTATGTATAGGAAAAAGTCACTGGCAAGGTGGTATGGAAAACGGCACTTTTTCAATGACTCACGGAACTGTTACAACTAAACTAGCTCGTATGTGGATGAAGCTGTGTGATAGATACGGAACAAGAGGTAATGTAAGAGGCTATACCTACAATGACGAAATGCGTGGGCAAGCTATACTACAACTTACACAGATAGGATTGCAATTTGATGAATCAAAATCGCAAAATCCATTTGCCTACTATACAGCTGCAGTTACAAATTCGTTTGTAAGAGTTATAAACATAGAAAAGCGTAATCAAAATATTAGAGATGATATTTTAGAGATGAACCACTTAAATCCTAGTTACACCCGACAGAGTCAAGGTGAATGGGAAAACCAACTTAAAAGAGAAGCTGAAGTCAAAAAAACTTCTTGACTTTAGTTACTTTTTGCGTTACACTTTATAGTAACATAACTGAGGATTGAATATTGTTTAAAAAAGCAGCAGTTTTTACTGATATCCATTTGGGTCTTAAAGGCAATAGTAAAGTTCACAATGATGATTGTGAAGAATTTGTGGATTGGTATATAGATCAGGCACAGGCAAACGGCTGTGAGACTGGTATTTTTTGTGGAGATTGGCATCATAATCGTAATTCACTTAACCTAACTACTATGGATGCTACTATCCGATGCTTAGAAAAACTAGGAAAAGCATTTGATAAGTTTTATATGTTTGTTGGTAATCATGATTTGTACTACAAAGACAAACGTGATGTAAGTTCTACTGAATTTGGAAGACACATTCCAGGTATAACACTTGTAGACGACATCTATGAAGAGGATGACGTAGCACTTGTGCCTTGGTTAGTAGGTGACGAATGGAAAAAAATTGAAAAGATTAAAGCCAAATATATGTTTGGTCACTTTGAACTTCCTAGTTTCTATATGAATT